TCGTGAGATGGCACTTCACCCAGAGTGCGATCAGGCAATTGAAAACGTAGTTAATGAAGCTATCGTTAGTGACCTTGATGATTCTCCAGTTGAGATTGATCTTAATAATCTGAAAGCAAGTGATGGTATCAAAGACAAGATCAGAAAAGAATTCAAACATATCAAAGATCTGTTAGATTTCGATAAGAAGGCACACGAAATCTTCCGTAACTGGTATGTCGATGGTAGAATTTACTACCACAAAGTCATTGATCTCAAGAGACCTCAAGATGGTATTCAAGAGGTAAGATACATTGACGCACTGAAGATGCGTTATGTCAGAAAAGAAAAGGATCAAAATAAAGATAGAGGTGACATTTTCAACAATGCCAACATTGCTGAAAATCAAAGGGTAGTATTCCCTGAGATGGAGGAGTATTTCATGTATACTCCCAAAATCAACTACCCAACCACAGTCCCAACTTACGGTGGCGGAACCAAGGGAGTTAAGATTTCTAGAGATTCTATCTCTTATTGTACTTCTGGTCTGGTAGATAGAAACCGTCACACCGTTCTTTCTTATCTGCAGAAAGCAATCAAGTCTCTCAATCAACTGCGTATGATTGAAGACTCTCTGGTTATCTACAGATTGTCTCGTGCTCCAGAACGTCGTATTTTCTACATTGACGTTGGTAATCTTCCTAAGGTAAAGGCAGAACAATATTTGCGTGACGTAATGAATCGTTACCGCAACAAACTTGTTTACAATGCCACCACTGGTGAGATTCGTGATGACAAGAAGTACATGTCTATGCTGGAAGATTTCTGGCTGCCCAGAAGAGAAGGTGGACGTGGCACTGAAATCACCACTCTGCCTGGTGGTCAGAACTTAGGTGAACTTGCTGATATTGAATACTTCCAGAAGAAACTCTATAGGTCTTTGGGTGTTCCCGAATCCAGAATGCCTGGTTCTGGTGATGGTTTCAACCTAGGTCGTTCTTCTGAAATCCTTCGTGACGAACTTTCCTTCAGTAAGTTTGTTGGAAGACTGCGTAAGAGATTCAGCAATCTGTTCCTGGATATGCTGAAGACTCAACTTCTGCTCAAGAATATTGTTACTCCCGAAGATTGGGAGAAGATGTCTGAGCACATTCAGTTCGATTATCTGTATGACAATCACTTTGCCGAACTGAAAGAGAACGAACTTCTTACCAATAGACTTGCCCTGCTGCAGCAAGTTGAACCTTATGTTGGCAGATACTACTCTACTGAGTATGTCCGCAGAAAGGTTCTTCAGCAGAAGGATCAAGAGATCATTGAGATTGATGCTCAGATTGAAGATGAAATTGAACGTGGTATCATTCCAGATCCTAATGAGCAGATGCTAGAAATGGAACCTGGAATGGCACCCGAAGGTCAACAACCACCTGAAGAAAATGTCCGTCAAAGAGGAAACGATATGACGGATACTGATCTGGATGTTGGCGTAATATAAATAATCGTTAGACAATAGTATTTAAAACATGGAAGACGTTATTGATCTTATTGCCACTGATTCTTCTGCGTCTGAAATTAGTGACAAAATCAAAGATGCTCTCTACAGCAAAGCTGCTGAAAGAGTAGATGCTTTGAGACCAGTCGTTGCTAATTCTCTCTTTGGTGGTGAAACTGAAGATGAAACTGAAGTAGAACCCGAGGAGGACTGATGAGCAACAGAACTTTATTAAAAGCAAATGAAGTTGATTTACCAACAACAGCTGGTGCAGGTGTAAGTTTCACCGAAGCCACTCTTGTTAGGTTGGTCAATACTACAGCATCTACCAATATTGTTGTAACAGTTCAAGAAACCAGAGGTGGTACAGGTGTTGGTACATTCACCATCCCTGGTGGCACCGTAGAGTATCTTGAAAAAGTAGCATCACATACAGTCTTTGCCAGTGCGGCAGGACTTAGAGGTGTAAAAGTAGGATTCACTGGATAAACAAATGAAACTTATCAGAGAAGAAATCGAAAGCGTAGAGGTTATCGTTGAACAACGCAACGGTCAAAAGCACCTCTACATTGAGGGTATCTTCCTTCAGGGAGATATCAAAAATCGCAATGGAAGAATGTATCCTTGCGAAACTCTTGCCAAAGAGGTCGGTCGTTACAACGAGAACTTCGTTCAAAAGGGTCGTGCTCTTGGTGAACTCGGTCACCCCGATGGTCCTTCCATCAACTTAGACCGTGTTTCTCACAAGATTACTTCTCTGAGACAGGAAGGCACTAACTTTATTGGTAGAGCACAGATTCTGTCTACCCCTATGGGTAACATTGCCAAGTCTCTTCTTGACGAAGGGGTAAAACTTGGTGTTTCTTCCAGAGGCATGGGTTCTCTGAGAGAAGACCGTAATGGTATCAAGGTTGTTGGTGAAGACTTTATGCTTGCCACTGCTGCCGATATCGTTGCTGATCCTTCCGCACCTGACGCATTTGTCAATGGCATTATGGAAGGTAAAGAGTGGGTATGGGACGGTGGTATTCTCCGTGAAAAATATGCTGAGAAGACATACAAAACTATCAATACACTCGTCGATCAAAAAAGACTTGAGGAAAACAAGTTGAAGTTATGGAATAACTTCTTATCAAATCTATAATTTATAAATAAATAAAGATTATCACTAGATCAATCAATCGGAGAAATCGAAAAATGTCCGCTGGTAAAGATTTACAAGAAATGGAAAATCCCGTAACAAGGGGTGCGAAAGCCGCTGAGCCAATGGATTCCTCTAAGAAAGCTTCTTATACTGCTGCTCAAGCTAGTGTAGAAGATCTCGGAGGTCCAACCCCTGAAAACTATAAAGCTGATGATATGTCGGCTGCCCTTAAGGCTCCTTCTCTGGCAACAGTTAAGGATATTGTTAACAGAGGTGCTAAGCCTGCTGAAGCCATGCCTAAGGCTCCCAAGTACGTTGCCGCTGGTGACGACGTAGAGCTGGAAGATGGTCAAGAGGTTGTTGCGGAAGCCGAAGAGGAAGAGGTCCAAGTCAACGTTGAGGAAGACCTTGCTGCTCTGTTCGGTGGTGAGGAACTCTCTGAAGAGTTCCAAGAGAAAGCAAAGACAATTTTCGAAGCTGCTCTGACTGCTAAGATTGGTGAAATCCAAGAAGCTCTTGCTGCTGAGTATGAGCAGGCTCTCACTGAGAACCTGGTCGAAGTCAAGGCAGAGCTTGTCGAAAGACTCGATTCGTATCTTGAGTACGTTGCCGATGAATGGCTGACCGAGAATGCTATCGAAGTTGAGCATGGTCTGAAGACCGAAATGACCGAATCGTTCCTGCAAGGAATGAAGGGTCTCTTTGAAGATCATTATGTTTCCATCCCTGATGATAAGTATGATGTTCTTGAGAGCATGGTAGATAAACTTGATGAAATGGAAAATAAACTCAACCTGCAAGTTGAGAAGAATATTTCCCTCACTAACAGACTGGCTGAAGCTACTGCCGAAGGAATCTTTGGTAAAGTAACTGAAGGTCTGGCTGATACACAGAAGGAAAAACTTGCTTCTTTGGCTGAAGGTGTAGAGTTTGCGGGTGAAGAAGAATACCGTGGTAAGTTAGAAACTCTTAGAGAATCGTATTTCCCTTCTGCTAAGAGCACAAACGTAAAATCTTCTGAAACATTGTCGGAGGGTGTAAGTGATCCTGAGCCAGAGGTTGCCTCTGATGCCATGGCTGCTTACATGAGAGCCCTTTCGATCAAAAACTGATCATAAATTGTAAACCACAAACTTAACTCTAAGGAGAGCAATGTTTAATTCCGAAAAGCTTATGGAGAAGTGGGGTCCTCTGCTGAATGCAGAGTCCTGCGATCCTATTAAAGATTCCCACAGAAAGGCTGTTACTGCCGTTCTGCTCGAAAACCAAGAGCGTTTCCTGCGTGAGCAGTCTGCCTTTGAAAACGGTGGAATGCTGACCGAATCCCCCACCAATGCTGCTAATGCTGCTGGTGCTTCGGGTGGTTTCGGTGGTGGTGCTGCTGCCGCTGGTCCTGTTGCTGGTTTCGACCCCGTTCTGATCTCCCTGATCAGACGTTCTATGCCCAACCTGGTTGCTTATGACCTGGCTGGTGTTCAACCAATGAACGGTCCTACTGGACTGATCTTCGCAATGCGTTCCCGCTACTCTTCTCAGAGTGGCACCGAAGCTCTGTTCGACGAGCCCGATACCGCATTCTCCTCCACCAGAGGTAATGCTTCTGGCAGCACTGGTGGTAACTACTCTGGTCAGGTCCTTGATGGTCCTCTGGTCGGTTTCGGTACAACTGGTGATCAGCGTGGCACCAACCCCTCCGTTCTGTCTGGTGCTGGCACCACGACTGGCATCGGTACTCAGTACAATGTCGGTCAAGGCATGGAGACTGGTACTTCCGAGTCTCTGGGTGAGTCTGGTGAGCAGGACTTCGGTCAGATGGCTTTCTCGATCGAGAAAGTTACCGTTACTGCTAAGTCCCGTGCTCTGAAGGCTGAGTACTCCCTGGAACTGGCACAAGACCTTCGTGCTATCCACGGTCTGAATGCCGAAGCCGAACTGGCAAACATCCTCAGCACTGAGATTCTTGCTGAGATCAACCGTGAAGTCATCAGAACCATCTATAAGGTTGCTGAGAACGGTGCTCAGGCAAACGTTGCCACCGCAGGTACATTCGACCTGGACGTTGACTCCAATGGTCGTTGGTCCGTTGAGAAGTTCAAGGGTCTGCTGTTCCAAATCGAAAGAGATGCGAACCGCATTGCTCAGAGAACTCGTAGAGGAAAGGGCAACATCATCCTGACTTCTGCTGACGTTGCTTCTGCTCTGACCATGGCTGGTGTACTTGATTACACCCCTGCCCTGAACGCAAACCTGAACGTTGATGACACTGGCAACACCTTTGCTGGAACCATCAACGGTAAGTACAGAGTTTACATCGATCCCTTTGCTGCTAACTCTGCTGCTAACCAGTACTACGTCGTTGGATACAAGGGTTCTTCCCCCTACGATGCTGGTCTGTTCTATTGCCCCTATGTTCCCCTCCAGATGGTTCGTGCCGTCGGGGAGAACACCTTCCAGCCCAAGATCGGCTTTAAGACTCGTTACGGTCTTATCTCCAACCCCTTCGCAGAAGGTAATGTTGATAACCAGGGTCTGGGTCGTGTCTATCCTGGCGTTAACCGTTACTACCAGAGAGTCAAGGTTGCCAACCTCATGTGATTCTGGTATAATATCCTTCCGTGTGAAGGAAGTTCTGGGGACCGAAAGGTCCCCTTTTTTTATGCCTAGGTATAAACTCGTAGGCATAAATTTTCTTTGCGTTATTGTATAAAATCAAACATTTTACTCTAAATACGGTATAGTGATATGAGGAGGTTAAAATGAGTCGAAAACTTTTAGGTTCGTCATGTGTCGGTATGCATGGAGGTTATCATGCACAACTTAATGAGTCGCAATCAACTGGATGAGTGGCGTCATTTTGAGAAAACAGTAAATGAGTTGGAGGAAGAACTCGATCTTATCAATGACTACTACGAATGTTTAATTGAGTGCGATGATTCTCAATCAATTTGTAAAAGAATTTGTAGGCACATTTTAGAATAAAGTTTGGGGGGTGACGACCCCCCTTTTTTATGCCGATAAATAGTGTCGTAAAGTATGGCAAGTCATGGCTGCTCCTACTAGAGATCCTTTTGATAAGCAGATTCAGAATAGAAACTACCTGTCAAATGTAGGATTCAATTTTACGCTTGCCAGATTTCCAAAGGTGGATTTCTTTTCTAACACTGCCAATCTACCTGGTCTGACACTTGGAACAGTCAACGCACCAAACTACTTGAAAGAGTTGCCACTTGCTGGTGACAGATTGGTTTTTGAAGATTTAACACTACAATTTATTGTTGACGAACAGTTAGAAAATTACCTCACTATTCATAACTGGATGAGAGGTTTGGGATTTCCAAACAGTATTGAAGACTTTATTGATTTGGTCACCGATCAAAACAATGTCATTGATATGGATCAACAATATAGTGATGGTACTTTATTGATTTTGAATAATCAATTCAATAATATTGCCAAAGTTAAATTTAACGGATTATTCCCATACAGTCTATCTGGTCTTCAGTTTGACGCAACAAATACTGACTACCAGACATTGACAGCAACTGTAACTTTCAAGTATACCATCTATAATATTGAAACTGTAAGTCGTACTAGATGAACCTTGATGTTATTAATGAGATGTGGTCGAATGACTCCATCCTTGACCCCGACAATTTGCACGAAGAATCACTGAGGATTCCTCAATTACACGCAAAATATCATGAACTATATAATACAGTTCTTCTGATGAAAAAGAAGGAAGAACAAAATTATAAAACCAAATACCTTGAACGCAGAAATTATTATAACGGAAAAGCAGATCCAGAAGTCTACGAAGACGATCCTTTTCCATACAAAGTAAGAGAGAAAGATTCTCTTAACTACCATTTAGACGCAGACGAACAACTGTCTAGGATTCGTCTGAAGATTGACTATCATGATGCCATGCTCAATTATCTTGAGAGTATTCTGAAACAAGTTAATAACAGAACTTATCAGATCAAGAATGCGATTGAGTGGCAGAACTTCCAAAGAGGTTTCTGATGAATACAGTTTCCATTTCAAAAAAGAACGAAGTATATCTACGAATTAAGGCAGAACCCCATGTGTACATGGAACTGTCTGATACATTCACCTTCGATGTTCCTGGGGCAAAGTTTATGCCGCAATACAGGAGCAAGTATTGGGATGGAAAGATTAGATTGTTCAACCAGTCTAGTGGAGAGATCTATGTCGGTCTCCTTCACAAGGTGGTCAAGTTCTGTGAGGAGATGGGATATGAATATGAGTTTGAGGATAACAAGTATTACGGTCTACCCTTTGAAGAAAATGGAATGATTTCCATTGAGGGTGTCCGTGATTACATGAAGTCTATTTGTAGTCACGAACCTAGATCGTATCAAATAGAGGGAGTATACGATGCTCTAAAACACAATAGAAGATTATTGATATCTCCCACTGCCTCAGGTAAATCTCTGATGATTTACTCTCTCGTGAGATATCATACAGCTCACAATAGAAATACCCTGCTAGTTGTACCCACGACAAGTCTGGTAGAGCAAATGTATAAGGACTTTGAGGATTACGGGTGGGATGCATCTGCTAACTGTCACAAAATCTATGGTGGCAAAGACAAGGATACTGATGCTCCTGTAGTCATTACTACCTGGCAATCTATCTATAAGTTACCCAAGAGCTTCTTTGAGAGATTTGATGTGGTGATGGGTGATGAAGCACACCTATTCAAATCTAAGTCTCTAATCAGCATCATGACCAAGTTATGTGATGCGAAGTATAGATATGGTTTCACAGGTACATTAGATGGCACACAGACCCATAAATGGGTGTTAGAGGGATTGTTTGGTCCATCATACAAAGTAACTGGAACAAAGAAACTTCAAGAAGAGGGACATCTTGCTCAACTTGATATCAGATG